TAATCCGTGATGGAGAAAAGATTAAGTTTGCATATCTGAAAGAGCCAAACATACTCGGTGAGAATGTGATTGCTATTGCAACCGTCTTGCCGAGTGAGTTTGGTTTAGAGAAATATATAGATTATGACTTACAATTCGATAAATCGTTTCTTCAGCCAATTAAGAATATATTGGATGTTATTGGATGGAAGTCGGAGAATATGAGTTCGTTAGAATCATTTTTTTAATCATTTTTTTGAGGTGAATATATGTTAAATAAAAAAAAGAAAACACATTATGTATATAGACTGTATGATATAACAGAAGATAAGTATTATGGTGGTGTAAGAACTTGTCCTGATGGAGTAGCACCAGAGGATGATACATATATGGGAAGTAGTAATTATGTAAAAGAAAAGATAAAATCTGGTAATAAATTTGAGAAAATGATTGTTGCAGTATATTCAACACGAAAAGAAGCCGTGGAAGGTGAGGTTCGATATTTGGAAAAACATAAAGCTGCACAATCAGAAAACTGGTATAATAAAACTAATTCTTTTCCAAACTTTTACGAACATTCAGAAGAAGTCAGAAGAAAAATGAGTGAATCAGCTAAAGGCCATAAAGTTTCAGAAGAAACTAGAAGAAAAATAGGTGAAGCAAATAAAGGCAAGAAGCAGTCCGAAGAAACTATAAGAAGAAGAAGTGAAGCAAATAAAGGCAAGAAGCGTTCCGAAGAAACTAGAAGAAAAATGAGTGAATCAGCTAAAGGTAAGAAGTATTCCGAAGAAAGTAAAAGAAAAATGAGTGAATCAGCTAAAGGTAAGAAAATTTCAGAAGAAACTAGAAGAAAAATGAGTGTAGTTAAAAAAGGCAAGAAGCGTTCCGAAGAAACTAGAAGAAAAATAAGTGAATCAGCTAAAGGTAAGAAAATTTCAGAAGAAACTAGAAGAAAAATAAGTGAATCAGCTAAAGGTAGGAAAATTTCAGAAGCAACTAGAAGAAAAATAGGTGAAATACATAAAGGTAAGAAAATTTCAGAAGAAACTAGAAGAAAAATAAGTGAAGCAAATAAAGGTAAGAAATTTTCAGAAGAAACTAGAAGAAAAATAAGTGAAGCAAATAAAGGTAGGAAAATTTCAGAAGAAACTAGAAGAAAAATAGGTGAAGCAAATAAAGGTAAGCCTTGGAGTGTCAATAGACGAGTAGCACAAAATTTAAGACTGAAAAAATAAGTTCATTAGAATCATTTTTTGGGTGAAGTTAAAATGTCGTTAAGTCAATTTCTTGGTGAAATATCACTAGGAGAAACAAGAAAATGTAATTATTGTGAAAAAGTATTACCGTTGAATATGTTTCATAACGGCACTTCCTGTTATAGAACACAATGTAAAACTTGTGCAAAACTAGCTACAAAGAATTTACAGGAAGCAAAAAGAAATGCTGGTAATCCATCGCCTCCGCCTTTAGGAACTCCATGTGTTTTTTGTGGTAAATTTAGAGGAAAAAAATTAACATTTGAACATAATCACGATACTAAGGAGTTTAGAGGGTGGACTTGTGATCCATGCAATCGAGGCTTGGGTATATTGGAGAGGAGTTTAGAAACATCTGATTTAAATATTGTTGCAAACAAAATTTTACAATATGTTGAGAAAAGAGTAAATAATCGTGAAAATTTATATAGAAGATGAGTTTATTAATCTTGTAAGAAAAGATATAAATCCATTGTCTTTTAAAGATTTTGTTCAAACAAAACAAATAAGCAATTTGTGGGATAAATTAGAATTTGATGATATTAGGATAAAGTCTTTAAAAACAAAAGAAGAATTTTATAAATGGTGTTATGATTTCATTCATAATGACGAGCCACTTAAAGTATATTTTAGAAAAAGATTATCATATAATACACAATCAGTACATGAAGAAGTACCAATACAAAATATAAAAAATATAAAAGATTCTATAATACATATATCGAATAATTCTAGGTATATAAAAAATATAAATTTACCAAGTATTTTAGATTGTAGAGCATTTGATGGTAAAAGTATAAAAAATATATATAAAGATGCACTTGAACTCGGTAAGATAGATAGATGTATAACAATGCCATCTGTTTTTAAAGATTCTTATAATGGAAATTATGATACGTTTGTGGTTACAATGAAAACTATTTCTGGGCAAATGTCTATTTTTAGTCCAGTAATTTATAATATGTTATTAAATAAGGTAAATGAATATTTAGAAAAAAAAGATAAATGTAAAATACTTATTCCATCTGCTTCGTGGGGTAGTCCTATTATAGCTACTTTGAATGAAGAAAAATATTCAGATATTCATATAGTTGATGTTCAACAAGCAGTTTTAAATGTTTGTGAGGATATTTTTAATGATTATGTAGATAAGCCTTTTCGTAAGTTATCTGGCATTAAACCCCCATACAATTTAAAAACATTTTGTGTACCATCTGAAAATATGACAGAGGTTATTGATAATAATTATGATACAGTATTCTTTTGTCCGCCTTATTATGATTTAGAACTTTATGGTGGTAGTGATTTACAATCAACTACTTTGTATCAAACGTATGAAGAATGGCTAGATTTATATTGGAGAAAAACAGTTAATGAATGTCATAAAGTTTTAAAATCAGATGGAATGTTTTGTTTTATAATGGGAAGGTTTTGTAGAGGGTATGAAATGGGTAATGATATGAAAAAAATTGCAGAAGAAAAATTTAATTTAATTGGTGAAATTAAAATATTGCCACCTCAAGAAGTTACTAGAAATAATATGCATCTTGATAAGTATGAGGTGTGTTATATTATGAAAGGAGATAGATAATGGCAGTAAATAGTTTAGTTAAACAATTAATCAAGGAGTCCGAAAATGCTATGGCGTCAGTTGTATCCGCTGGGATTCTTGGTGATTGCTCTAGTTATGTGGATACTGGGTCTTATTCGTTAAATGCTTTATTAAGTGGTTCTTTATATGGTGGTGTACCATCAAATAAGATAACGTGTTTGGCTGGACAGGAATCAGTAGGAAAAACATTTTTCGCATTGAGTATAGCAAAGAATTTCTTGGATAATAATAAAGATGGTATTATATTATATTTTGAAAGTGAAGGTGCATTGACTAAAGAAATGATAACAGATAGAGGATTAGACCCGAATAGGTTTATTGTATTTCCAGTTGCTACGGTAGAAGAATTTAGAACACAATGCATTAAAGTTATAGAGGGAGTCCCAAAAGATCACAAAGTTATGATCTTTTTGGATTCTCTAGGAAATTTATCAACAAAGAAAGAAATGGAAGATTCTGCTAGTGGTTCTGATAAAAGAGATATGACAAGAGCTCCTGTTGTTAGGGGAACATTCAGAACATTAGCAATTAAATTAGCAAGTAAGAATATTCCACTTATTATTACAAATCATACTTACGATAAAGTTGGTAGTATGTTTCCATCAAAAGAGATTTCTGGTGGTGGTGGAATTAAGTATGCAGCTTCAGTAATTGTTACTCTAGGAAAACGAAAAGTTAAAGAGGGTACTGAAGTGATGGGTAATATCGTTAAATGTAAATTAGTCAAGGGGCGATTTACAAAAGAAGAATCAGTTATCGAAACAATGCTTGACTACCAAACTGGTTTAGACAAATATTTTGGATTAGTTGAGATTGCTGAAAAATATGAAATCTTTAAAAAGGTTTCCACTAGATATGAAATGCCAGATGGAACAAAAGTGTTTGAAAAAGCAATCATCAAAAATCCAGAAAAATACTTTACAGAGGATATAATGAAACAACTTGAAGAAGCTGCATTTCAAGAGTTTAATTATGGCTCCAAAAAGGGAGAACAGGATGTTGAAGAATGAGGTATGTTTAAAACTATTATGGATGGTTGTTGGTATTATTATAGTTGGTGGAATTTATTGCTTATCATATTATGATGTTGACGAAGCTGTGGTAAGTGAATCAAAAACTTTTATTGAATATGTGAGAACCGTATTAAAATGATGACCAGTAGTAATATAGAAAGCACATTTAAAGCATGGGTTGTTTATCAAGGTTTAAATGCTCATTTTACAAGAACAGCAGATTATGACTATTTTGTTTATAATGGAAAGGGTACTTGGAATAATATAGACTCTATGGAGAAAAGTTTTGCTCGTTTGGAAAAGAATGGAAATTTCTCTTTACAAAGAAAAATATTTGAGGACTTAGGAAAGACATTTAAAAATCGTGAGGCTTTAATATTTTTTTATTTATCTCAATTTACAAATGGAATAGAGTATCCATCGCAGTTTGATACAGATTTATATGATGAATATAAGGAAAGAATGAATAATTTTGATTTCTATATTCAACAAGATATTGAAGAAATTAAAAAATGCATGAAGGAATATAATATAAGCTTTGATGAGATATTTATTACTACAAGTATGAATCATCCATTTATTTTAAAGTTAAGTCTTTCCAATAGAATATCATTGGAAACATTTGCTGTTTTGGATATGATATTAGGGTTTATTCCCGAAATTGACAAATATTTAAAAGATCCTATTTGGACAGATCATAAAAAAATGGTTTTAAAATATAAACCATTTTTAGAAGTAGATTTACAAAAAATGAAAAAATTAATAAAAAATGTATTGATGAAAGGATAATATGCGATTTGAACATTTGATTTTAGAAAATCTTATATGTAATGATAATTATTGTAGTCTAGTTGGTATATTTTTAAAACCAGAATATTTCAAAGAGAATGCTGAGAAGCAAATCTTTATAGAAATACAAAAACACATTTCGGAGTTTAATAAAGCTCCAACAAGAAAAACATTATCTGTTAGTTTATCTAATAGAGAAGATTTGAATGAAGCTACATTTAACAAATGTAATGATATTCTTAAAGAATTGAATGGTGTTCTTGGTGATGAGGAATGGTTAATTAAAGAAACAGAGAAGTGGGCAAAAGACCAAGCAGTATATAATGGTATTGTTGAAAGTATTTCAATCTTAGAAGGTAAAGAAAAAAAAAAGTCTAAAGATATAATACCAGAAATTCTTACAGAAGCATTAGCAGTTTCATTAGATAAAAGTGTTGGACATAATTATTTGGAAGATGGTGAAGATAG